TAGTTTTGCAGACGAAAACATTGAGGTGTACCGTTTGGTGGACGGCACTTTATGCTTCTTACCACCTACTGTTCATAACACCGACGAAGCGGCCGTTCACGCTGCAGTGGTGGAAGCGGGCTTTGCAACTGAGGAACTTAGATCTTGCGTCAAAGAGCTGTATGAGTGCTTGTATGTGCGCATGCTTCAAGAGCCGGCGTCATGCTCATGGTTTACCGATAAAGAGTGGGAAGCCTGCAAGTCTGCGAAACATCTCCTTGGGCTCGACCCCTAATCTGTGCGTCCCTATCCACAGCTTACTTGTGTAAGGTGCGATGAGACAAAATCTGCGCTTCATTTTCCAAAGCGCGCAGGCTCGACGTACGCAAAGTATTTATCCCACGACCCCAGGCGTTATGACCCGGTATGCAAATGGTGTAGGAAGCCGCGCAAACCAGGACAAGCCAGGGAGGATGTGCCGCGCCCGAAAGTAAAGCAGAAACAGAAAGGCGGCAAAGCGCGCATGACGGGGGACTTGAACCCTAGAAAACGAAAAAAGGAACGGCTCAGTGCAGGCGAATACAAAGCGAGAACGAGGAGTAAGACACGTGTTAAGTCTATGCAGTACCTATCTAAAAAAGGGTGCGAAGAATGTGGGGAACGTGATCCACGAGTTTTGGAGTACGACCATAAAGACACAAGCGAGAAAAACGGCACTATCAGTCGCCTCATTATTGATGGGTATGGCTGGTCGTCTAGACGCCTTCGGACAGAGATCCGAAAATGTAGAATCCTCTGCGCAAACTGCCACCGTAAACATACCATCAAGCAGCAAGGATACTACGCCCAAGAGGAAGTTCAGTGGGAGCTCAGAATTATCGCGGGACGGTATAAATTTGACCTATAATTCGCCGCATGACTTTTTGTACGACGTGGCCAGAGGGATATTGCATCCAAGTGAGATAACTTTGGAGCAGTGGCTTATTGCCAATGGCTATGCGATGATCGATAGCAAGCTGCCTGATTTAGAGGCGCAAGTGATGATAGGCGGGCAGTTGTTTGGGTTACACCATTGTATAAAGAGCGTGCATTATCCAAACCACGCACGGCCATTAATGGAGATAGAACATTGAGTGAATTAGGACCAGACAGCAGCATTCGAGAGTTGTTTACTGCTATTGAAGTCGAGGAAGGATGCAACGTTGTGCCAGTTAGGATCTCAAAGGCCGACGACGACCAGGCGCGACTGATGATTTGCGTTTGTGGGAGCCAGGCCGAGGCAAATTTAATAGTCTCGAACCTTATGACATATGTTGATTCCATGTACGCAGCCGCGGCACAGTCAGCAGCAAACGAAGAGGCACTAAAAGAAGATGGCAACACCATCATCGTACCTTAAGCTAACCGCGAAGCAACGCATCTACGTTGACTCGCGGTTATCAGGCCTTACTAAAAAGGCTGCCGCTGCCGCTGCCGGCGGTGCCGATTACCTGAATTATGAGAAATCGGCGAAAGTAGAAGCAGCGCTCGTCGACATGATGAAGAAGGGTGCAGAGGAAGTTTCGTTCGGCCGCAAAGAAGCGCACGATATGTACATGGAGGCGTACCACAACGCAGAAACAGCCATGGAACAAGTCGCAGCCGTGAATGCTATGGTAAAATTGCACGGGCTGGAGAAACCAAAGCAAGTTGAAGTGCAACACCAGCATGTGCATAGTGGACAAATTGAGCATTTACCCACGGAAGAGTTAATGCGGCTTGCTAACATGGAAAAAACGCTCACTCTTGAGGGTGAGTACAACGAAGTTGAGGAAAAGCCGGTGCTGGAAGCACCTGAAGCCAGGGAAGATAACACTATTGATTCAGCAGAATTGCAAAACGTGCGAGACGGTTACGGAGCATAGTGAGTCCGGGGCTTGTCTGGAGTGCGAACATCAGTTGGCGCTCTCGCTGAAGTCCGCCTCAGACGACTATAGGGCTAACCATAGCAACACTGCCAAGATACGGAAAAAACGTGATAAGGCAGTTAGGCAAAAAGCTGATAAAAAGCGATCGCGCACCAGAAGCGAGAAGGCCCAAGAAGAATTAGCCAAGCGCGAGTTGGCGAAAAGGCACTTGCTGGCGTTTATCATGCGTTTTGAGCCGACATATGAGGCGGGCTGGTTCCACAAAGTGTTGGCCGAGCAGCTGATGCAGTTCCTTGATGACGTCGTAGCAAAGAAATCGCCCCGATTGCTCCTTACAGTACCTCCGAGGCACGGAAAATCAATGCAGGCGTCGCAATATTTCCCTGCATACAGCCTTGGCAAATATCCAGGTCTTGAGTTTATTAATTGCTCGTATGCGCAATCTCTACAAATGGACTTTTCGCGCAAAATCCAAGAAATTGTCCGCTCTCCCGACTTCGGCATGCTTTTCGATGGCCTGAAAATCATGAAAAACAACGAGTCTGTCGAACGGTGGGGCCTGGCGGATAAAGATGGGCGAAGAACAGGCGGCGGGGTGCTTGCAGCCGGCGTGGGAGGCCCAATCACAGGGCGAGGTGCCCATATTTTGCTGATTGATGACCCTGTGAAAAACCGCGAGGAAGCAGAGAGCACCACAGTGCGAGAAGCGACCAAGGCATGGTACTCATCCACGGCATACACACGACTCGCCCCCGGCGGCGGCGTTCTTGTGATTCAAACACGTTGGCATGATGACGATTTATCAGGCTGGCTCTTGCGCGAAATGGAAGACGCCGAGAAAGAGTTCAATGAGACGGAAGTGTGGCCAGAGGATTCTGACCGATGGAAACATTTGGACTTCCCGGCGATCGCAACGCACGACGAGGAATACCGTAAGGCGGGAGAAGCTCTGCACCCTGAGCGCTACCCGCTTCCTGCACTCCGCAAGATCAAGAAGACACTTGCTCCTAGAGACTGGGCGGCACTGTATCAGCAGAATCCCCAGGTTGAGGAAGGTGCCTATTTTTCCAAGAATATGGTACGCTACTACAAGTCCGTCCCGAAGTACTTAGATATATATGCTGCGGGCGATTTGGCTATTTCTAAGAAAGAGCAAGCCGACTACACGGTGTTTCTCGTAGCTGGCGTTGATGACCAGGAAAACATCTACATGCTTGATTCTTACAAAGGCCGATGGAATGCGGACGAAATTATTGATGTGATGTTCCAGATTCACAAGAGATGGAAACCACGTCGCTTTGGACTAGAGAAGGGCCACATCAGCATGACGATGGATGCCCCTCTCCAAAGACGCATTAAAGATGCGAAGATGTATGACTTGCAAGTGGAGGCACTGCCCCCCGGCAAGGCGGACAAGGAACTTAGAGCGCGATCCATCCAGGGCTTGATGGCGCTCGGAAAAGTGTTCTGGCCAGAAGGAGCCCTGTGGACAGACGACTTCTTAAATGAGATGTTGCGCTTTCCGAACGGTGTAAAAGATGACTGCGTAGACGCCGCTGCGTGGATTGGCAAAATGCTTGCCATCCAGGGATACATAGGAACTGGAAGGCCCAAGAAGAAAGATAAATCTTGGCGTAAGAAGCTAGCAGGGTATGTCTCAGGACATAAGGAATCCAATTCGCACATGGCGGCATAAAGTATGGCAACACTCATAACGACCAACGAGTTTGGTGGCGACGCAGAGAAGCTTGATAAAGACAACTCTCCTGCTTACTCCCCTGAAGAGGTCGATAAGGTAAACCAACAGTGGGCAGCGTATACCAGAGCACGGGACGCTGGCCATTTAGATTGGGTCGAACAAGCACGTAAGTTTGACAACTTCTACGTCGGCGAGCAGTGGGCAACAGAAACGCAGCAAACACTCGACGCACAAAAACGACCTCATCAAACTATTAACCTGATTCTGTCAACGGTCAATGCCGTTGTAGGCGAGTACATTAAGTCTCGCCAAGATATCTCGTTTGTGCCACAGGGCAAAGGTGCCAACCAGGATACAGCCAAGTCATTGCGATTCCTGTTCAAACAGATAGCGCTTAATAATGACTCAGAAGCCAAAGAGCAACAGATGTTCCTGGATGGATTAATCCAGGATCGTGGGTACTGTTACTACTACATGGACTTCTCTGATTCCACAGAAGGCGAGATAAGAGAGCTAATTCTCGACCCTACTGATGTCATTCTTGATGCGGGAGCAAAAGAGTATGACCCCGACACCTGGGCGGAAGTGTTCATAAGCCGATGGCTAACTCCTGAAGAGATTGGAGCTTTTTATGGGCCAGAATACAAAAACAAAGTCGACCTGGCTGCTGCTAGTGGAACTTTTGGGCACGATTCACTTGAATGGGAAGCCCCTAACTTCAGTGGAGACCACTACAATAGCGAAATCTTCTTCCAGAGCTCCGAGGAAGAGGTCAAGCGAGTCAAACGTGTCCGCGTCATTGAACGACAGTATCGAAAGTTAGTCCGCACACCTTATTTTGTTGACAACACCACTGGCGACATGCGCCGAGTACCTGAAGGTTGGTCAAAGGAAGAAACCGAAGCCTTCCAGATTAAGATGCGAGGTGAAATCGGTGTGATGTGGAAGCCTGAGCGTAGAGTACGGGTAACCATCACCGCGGACCGTTGTTTGTTGCACGATGGCTGGTCGATATTCAACAAGATCTCGATCATCCCATTCTTCCCCTTCTTCAGACGCGGCAGGCCGTTTGGTCTGGTTCGCAATTTGATCAGCCCACAGGAAATGCTCAACAAGGTAACATCACAGGAACTGCACGTAGTCAACACGACTGCAAACAGTGGGTGGATGTTTAAGACAGGCACGCTTGTCAACATGGACGCAGATGACCTTGTGCAGCAGGGCTCAAAAACTGGCCTTGTCCTGGAATGGCAGGGCGACGCAGCTCCAGAGAAGATCCAACCTAATTCAGTTCCGTCAGGCTTGGATCAGATTTCAGCGAAGTCTGGAATTTATTTCCGGGAGATCTCTGGTGTAAACGAAGCTATGCTCGGCACCCAACGCTCCGACTCATCAAAGGCGATCGACTCACAGCGCCAAGGTGGCATGGCGCAGCAGGAAATCATATTCGATCACCTAAATTACACACGGAAGCTGAGAGCACGATTTATGCTCGAGGCAGTCCAAGCGTATTATACCGAAACACGATTGCTCACAATCTTCGAGAAAAATGAAGACGGCGATGATGTGCAGCAAGAGCTAGAAGTAAACCAGCCGTACGAGCAGATTGATCCTGAGACACAAGCAGTGATTGAGGAGATCAAGAATGACCTCACCATGGGTGAGTACAATGTCTCGGTCACAAATATTCCTCGTCGTGATACTTACGATGAGGCTTTGTTTGAACAGCTGGCAAAGTTGCGCGAAATTGGCGTACAGCTACCAGATCACATTCTTATAGAAAACTCTCAGCTGCCAGATC